GGCATTTGTTGAATCTGCGGCGCTGGCGGCTTCTTGGGAATTGCTAAAAAATACCAGTCCGGCAGATGTTATTTCAATGCCAGAAGATGTTTCTGCAATATTAACCACATAAATTGTTTGACTTGAAGTTTCATCAATTCCCGATACAAATTCATTGATTAAAGAACCAAAAGAAACACTACTGTTGATTGAATCAACTATAGATGCAGCTTCATAGGCGTCAACATTAATTCCAACAAGTGAACTTGCACTATCCAAACCAGATGCAGTTTCACTGGCAGTTGAATTAAGTATCGCTAAAGCTGATACAAAATCTATACCACTGCTATCTTCAGAAACAACACACGCATAGATTGTTAAAGCAGAAACAGAATCAACTGCACTGCCATACTCTTGAATATTTACGGCAAAATTAGCAGCAGCAGACACCAAATCTTCAATGGAAGAATTTTCTTCAACACTTACCGGCAAAATAAGTAATGCTGAAATTAAATCAACACCACTTGCCGTTTCAGCAATTGAAGAATTAATAGATACGATTGATGATGTGGCATCTAGCGCCGCCGCTGTTTCCGCCGTTAGGGAGTTAAGAACTGCAAGCGACGATACCGCATCAACTGCTGAGGCGGTTTCAGAAGTTAAAGAAACAAATACCACGCTTGCCGATTGTTCATCAAGCGCATTACTATATTCTTGAATGTTTGCTGCAAGGTTGACTGCCGCAGATATTAAATCTTCAATAGATGCTGCTTCTTCAATAGAAGAGTTCACAACAAATACAGAAGAAATTACGTCAACGCCGCTGGCTAATTCACTTATAGAAGATACAAGGTCTGCAAGTGAAGATACAGAATCAATGGCTGATGAATTTTCATAAACATTTCCAACAAACACAACATTAGAAAATGTTGAATCTTCACCAATAGAATTTTCATTAACTGAAGAATTAAACGTTACTCTTGCTGACTGCTCGTCTAGCGCACTACCATCTTCTTGGACACTTGCCGAAAAATTTACTGCCGCAGATACTAAATCTTCAATAGATGTTGTTTCTTCAATTGATGAATTAATAACAAATACAGAAGCAGTGGTATCAATACCAACTACAGTTTCGCTTATAGAAGAAACAAAGTCTGCAAGTGCAGATGTTAAATCTAGCCCAGATGCAAACTCTTCAATACTTGCAACAAATACAACAACAGAAGATGTTGAATCAACAACGCTAGTGTCTTCAATAACAGAAGAATTAAACGTTACGCTTGCTGATTGAGCATCATTACCGCTTGCAGTTTCTTCCGTTGAAGCAACATACAATATACCGGCAAATTGTAAATCTTCACCGCTGGCAGTTTCCGCTATTGCTGAACTAACATTGGCTACGGAAGAAACAGAATCAATACCGCTAACTGTTTCACTAATAGAAGAAGCAAAGTCTATGGCAGCAGAAATTAAATCTACGCCAGATGTTAACTCTATAATACTTCCAACAAACACAACCACTGATGATGTTGAGTCAACACCGCTCGCTGTTTCAGAGGCTGTTGAATTTACTACAAACAAAGAAGACACAGAATCAACTGCACTGGCCGTTTCTGAGGCTGTTGAATTAATATTAAGCGAAGAAGAAATTGAATCTAGGGCAGATGTGGCTTCACTAATAGAAGAAGCAAAGTCTATAGCAGCAGAAATTAAATCTACGCCAGAGGTCGCTTCTGCAATGCTTCCAATAAATACAACAATAGAAGATATTGAGTCAGACCCACTGCCTGTTTCTTGAATTGATGAGTTAATTGAAAACGATGCAGAAACAGAATCAACTGCACTTGCAGTTTCTGATATTGACGAAACAATAACAATTGAAGAAGAAATTGAATCTAAAGAAGATGCCGCCTCTAATATAGAAGAAACAAAAGATGCGGCCGCTGAAATAGAGTCAACGCTTGATGCTGTTTCTGCAATGCTTCCAACAAATACTACGGTGGTAGATATTGAATCAACACTACTTGCGGTTTCTGTAATTGAGGCTGGGAAAACAACTACTGAAGATGTTTGGTCTATACCAGAAGCGTTTTCTAATACAGAAACAAGATAAATTGCGCCAGAATCCCCCGTAGAAGAAAATGGCGCGGATGAAAATGGAAAGCCGCTAAACATTTAACGACTCTCCTGTTTTTTATTCAACAGTCAGTTGGTCTTCCGAAAACCAGCGAGTTTGTTCTTCACCTTCAATGTCAGTCCAAGTGATTTGGTAGAAGAAGTTGCCATCTTCATCCATACGCAAGGCTTCAACCGGGCCGCTAGGAACAACGGCCTTGGCAATAACAACATCGCCCTTCTTAAATTTAGTAGCCATTTGTCGCTCCTTAGGTAGCGGTTAAGCTGAACTGATAGGTGACGTTAAGCGTGTCACCACTAACCACCGCGCGGTCACCCGGCGATTGGAAGTCAGAAGCCGAGAACAACGTACCGGTAGAACCGCCCTTGGTGCTGTTGGACACAAGGAATGCACCACCAACAGTAGTTGTACCGTTGATGTTAAACACGGCCACAGAGGCGCTGTTGCTAATCACTGACGGGTTTGCAGTGGTGGCAGTGCCAAACACCGCTTGGGGACGAGTGGCATTGCTATAGGTGGTGTTCTCGGTCCAACCGGCGTGGGATGACATCGTGTCGCCAGCGGCCGGGTTATTAGATGCAGCAGCACCGTACAAACCAATATACCAAGCAGCGGTGTACGCAGAGCCGCTGAAATACTTGGTGTTCATATCTTGAAGACCAACGTTAACAACGAGGTTTTCATTGTCTTCGCGCCACTTCAGATTGCCGTCCTTGTCAAAACACTCAACAATAAAACGACCCTTTGCCGACATATTTTCACCGGCAATTTTGTTTGTTTCAACACCAGCGTTAACTAGGTCCACGCTGGCAGCATTTTCATTTTGCATGACTGCTCCTTAAGAAATTCGGACTAACGCCGATGTGTTTGTTGCTACGGGGAATTGCACTTGAAACTGAGTAGTAGACGTTTTATCCGACCCAAAATCAAGAACAAACAGTGCGGTGTTACTACTATCTTGATAAATCAATGCGCCACGAGCAGTGATAACACCAGCCCAAGTAGCATCAGAAAAATCTAAGTATGAAACACCATCTAAAAATCCCACAGATGGGGTAATAGCCTGTCCACCTGCGGTGTATCCCGACGCTACAACTTCATTGTCAGTTGTGTATGCAGCGGTTTGTGCATTTAACGTGGCGTTTGCCGTATACAAAGCAATTTTAAAAGTCTGTGTAGTTGGTGCAGCAAAATCAAAAGTACCAGCCAGTAGACCTACTTTAAACGTGTCGCAGGTATAGTTGCCAGTAAATGCCATTACACAACCCCATTATTTTGAGGGAGCGGAGCAACTCTGGACTGTCCAGAACGGTAAGCATCGCTGCGCTCAAGGCCATCACCCAGACGTTTAGCCATAGCAAGGGCTTCGTCATACCGTTTCTGGTAGGCAGTATAAACATCCGCCTCACCCTTCATGTAGGTATACGCTTCCAGCAAAGAGCCATAAAAGAGAACGGAATCAAAGTTATCGCCCAGCCAAGATGTGCCAGCGGTGACAATTGATTCTGGGTAGTAGTAGTAGTGAAGCTCAATAACATATGCGGCACCAGGTGTAGGGCCAAGAATAAAAGACAATTCTGTTGTAATTACCGGCGTAGCAGCATTTGTCGTGGTAGGCCCAAATAAAGCGTAATACTGCGGCAGTCCAGTATCAGTCGGAACCGGATAGGCTTCACGAATAAAGTTTACGTCTTTGTTTAACAAATAAGAATAAGCCCCAGTACCATCAACAACTGCCATTGAGAATACGGACAAAAAATCATTTGGTGCAGAAAGGTATTTATTATTTCCGTATGTTGCGCCGGTAACATTTTTACGTAGCGACGGAAACTGAATCGTATTGTAAACACGTTGTTCAGCTTGTTTAATGAACGTGTTTATATCATCAGTTGCAAACTGATTCTCAGTATAGCTTTGAATCTCAGCAACTAATTGTGTGTAGTTCATATTTAAGCCATCGGGCCACGGGCCTTGGTGCCCTTAGTAGCAGCGCCACAACCACGGATTTCAATGCCATCGTTTTCTTTGTACGGACCGGGGTTATAGCCATCACGGGTGATATTGCCTACCGACATATTCACTTTATCTGCTTTGGTTGGTTCCGGGAAATATCCGTTATTGCTAACGTCCGCGCCTTTTTGACCCT